CCTCTCCTTCGGCCAGTGCCCCGATCAGTCGGAGCGACCCATTGATGATTTCACCCGCTGATGCCATTTTCTGCTCCTTCGACGGGCTTGCGCCGGTTTGCCTTTAACCTGCCATCCGGTTTCTTGACTGGAGCCGCCTCGACGGGCGTATCTGGATTGTACGGCAACCATCCGGCTTTGAGGTCATGTTCTGCCTCAACCTCTGAAATTGCCACCTTGGTCCCGTGAACGGGGTGTTTGAGGTAGATGACCATGTGATACGGGGGACCGAAGTCCCCCCATCCTTTCAGAGTCTCAGACCGAAGTCCTTCAGGCCAAACGATACGCCGACCACGTTGCCGTGCCGGTCTTGCGGAAGCGGAACGAACCGCTGGTGATGCCCGTGACGGTCGCCAGGCCGACCACGGTCACACCCGTGCCACCCGCGAGGGTGATCACGTTGGCGGCGGACGCATGGTTGATCGCCAGATCGAACGTCGAACCAACCTTGGCGTTGACCAGAGCGGCATCCATTTCGGTGCCGGTCATCGTCGTCAAGGAGTAGTTGCCCGAGGAGGTGCAAGCGATGACGCCCGAGGTCAACTCGGCCATCGTCAGGGTTGCAGCAGCGGTCTTGGCCGGGGGCGTAGGGGAGTAGTTGAGCGGTGTTTCGTTGATGTTGCCATCGCCAATTTGATAGCCGCCGCCAACTGAGGGAATTGCCATGATGTTTCTCCAAAAATGTGAATGTGGGAGACAGGGGCCGAAGCCCCGGTCAGGTTAGCCCCAGATGCGGGTCGCCATCGAAGGACGGATCGCAGCGTAGCCGTACAGAACGTCAACACGGCACGGCATCCGGTCATTGTTGATGTCGTACTGGCGCACGATCCGCATAGAGATGCCGTTGTGGGTCTGGCGCGAAGCCATGTCCACACCCTGCGGCAGGAGCAGGTCAGCCGTCGCCAGCGTGATCGCATCCTTGTGGTACGACAGGTTCTGCGCGTACTGCGTCGAGGCACTGCCCAGCATCGTGACCACAGCGGTCGCCTGCGGGAACGAGTCCACAGTCGCCAGGGCATGGCCGGCGGTGTAGATCGCCGGGGAGATGCTCAGGGTGCCGGTGGACGAGGCGGTCAGGTCGGCGGTGACGACGAACTGCTGCAACGAGCCGGTGGACTGACGGGTCTGCGGGTTGACCGCATACACGCCAGCGATGGTGAACACATCACCCTGCTTCCACGTCTTGCTCGAACCCGTGAAGGAGATCGGCAGCGTGGCCTGACCCTGCGTTGACAGGGTGCCGGTGGAGGTGATGGTCGTGCCCCATGCGCCCGTGGTGTGCATCCCGATGGACTGGCTCATGTTGATTTCATCGAAGCCGAGAACACCCGTGCCCATCATGCCGTTCTTGAACTGGCGGGACACGGTATCGGTCGGATTGAACAGACCTTTCATGCCTTCGACCAGCCCAGCGTTGGCAGCGGGGTTGACGGTTGCATAACGCGGCGACATCGGCGTGGCGAACTCGTTCATCTTCTGCTGGGCCTGCAACAGGACCAGCGAGGTGCCGGGAGTGGTGCCAGGGGTGCCGACTGAGTTGTAGATCGACTTGTAAGCCGTCGCAACGTCAGCGTCGATGGAGGAGGCCAACTGCGAGATACGCGGCTTGAGGACACGTTCCGCGAAGTCGTCCAACTGCATCGTCAGTTCGGCGCTGGTGAAGTTGATGCCGATGTGCTTCTGGCTGGCGACGGACAGCGTGGTGTACTGCTCGTTGTCGTCCTGCACTTGCAGCGCGGCACCATCCGTGACCAGAGCGCGGTCGGGCAGGCGGATACGCAGCGTGGAGCCGATCTTGGCACCCTGCACGGCGAACGAGTCATCGTACTGGCGGTTGCAGTTCCGGCTGATCACCAGATTGTTTTCGAGGATTTCCAGCGACTTGCGGGTGATCATGTCGATGGTTAAGAGAGAATTGGCCATTTCAGGTTTCCTTTGCGTTGGTTAACGAAGCCGTTGCGCTTCCAGCTTTTTCATCTGCCGGGCACGGTCCGCTGCGATCCAGTCCGACGTACTCATGGTCTTCACAGACCGAGGATCGGTTGTATCGTAGGTGGGCGAACCCACCGAACGGGCAGTGACCGGCGCGATGGGAGCCGGGGCACTCGAAATTTTCTTCACCGGGGGATCAGACGCCAACTTGGCCTCGATCTTCCCGATTTCCTTGGCCTGCACCAAAGGTGGCAAACGAGAAATACGGTCTGCTTCTTTCGGGTTGGTTCCGAGGTAGTAAGCCACATCGGGACCACTGTCCGAAGCCTGGATCGTCTGAGCCATCGCGGTCGTGATTCGCAGGTTCGGGTTGTACGCCACTTGGTCAAAGTCATCGTACTTCCCACGAGCCTCTTCCTCACGCTCATGGTAGCTCTCAAGAATCTCGGACTGCTGCCGCGCCTGCTCCCGCTGTTCGAGCTTCTTCTGGGCCAGTGCTTCGGCGTAAGCCTCGACTGACTCAAACTGCTCGGCGGGTGGCAAGTCCACCGGGGGAGGTGGTGCTGCAACCGTCTGATGTTCCCGTTCCCATTTGCGCTGCTCTCGCGCAAGCCTTTTGCCAATCGCTGCGTCCAGTTCCTCCTGAGTGAAGGTCTTGGGTGCTGGCGGTGGCGTTTCTACCGGCGTTTCGATAACCTCAGTTTCTGGTGTCGCCGTGACCTCAGATTCTGACGCGGGGGCTTCAACCGCTGCTTGCAATTCTTCAGACATTCAATTTCCTTGCGGAACCCGGTGATCGCGCCGGTACGTTGTGCAATATTACACCTACTAATGGAAAACGCAACAGATCAGACCAACTGATTCAGAATCTGCACCGGAGTCCCAGCATCCCACCATCAACTTCCGCGTTCAGCGTTGAAGGGTTCGCTGGATCGAGGCTTCTCAGGCTCGGGGACTGCTGGTTCCAGTGGGGGGAAGCTGTCGGTCGGCAGCTTAGGCGGAAGGACTCCAACCTTGTCGCTGGTGGCAAAGGTGCTGAACAGGCCAACAACCACAGCAATGGCAGTAGCAATGCTGGCCGCATCAGTCTCCGTGATGGGAAGGACATAGCCAAACCCTCCAGCAACGCGGCACCCGGTCAGGATCAGGGCGGTCAGCGCCAGGGTAAGGGCGCTACGGTTCTTCCACAGGGCAGGCTCACTGACAGCCGCGCCCTTGCGGAACAGGTCGAAAAAGTCAAGGATTTTCGACACGATCACACCTCATGTCGATTTCTTGAACACGCCCGTGGCGTTGAACAGGTTGACCAGCACGCCGATCACGCCGCTGATCTGCGGCCACAGCTTGCTGATGCTGCCGTCGATGACTTCGAGCATGGCGCGGACAGCCGACAGCTTCTGCTCCCCCATGCCGGAGCCGGGGATGGCGTCCTCGATGGCCTTGAGAGCGGCAACGAGGGCGGGGATCAGTTGGAGGATGACGACGATATTTTGCATGATGGTCCTTGGTTACTTACCTACAGATTGAAGGTTGAACGCGATCCGCCGCGCCCACCCCTTCCCGAAAACGTCCCATGTGGACAGTCTTGTCATGAAGTCCAGGCGGTGCCCGCTGTACCGTGCCCGGATGGCGCTGGTGTCATTCTCACGGTTGATCGAGGCCAGCGTCAAGGGTCCGACCACCCCATCGTCCGCGACACCGACTGCCCGTTGCAGCCACCGGATCGCCTGACCGATGCCGCTGTTCACAGCGCCGTCGAACAGGTCGAACGCGAGGTCGGGGTGCAGCTTGTCGCACTGTGCCCGGTCCCAGAAGTCCCGCTTGTAGATGGTCTTGGCATCGGCGAGGGTCAGGGAGTGGATGTCCAGATGCGGGTAGCTGCGCTTGGAGATGCCGAACTTCGTTTCCCCACCGGGGTCGTGCGGGTTGAAGACGTACCCGCCCTCGTGGTTGATCAACTTGTCGAAAACTTGGTCGAAGGTCACTTGTCCGCCTTGTTATCCAGCAGCGTGAAAATACGATTAAAGTTGTCGCGGATTTCTTTCGTCAAGTCGCCAATCAGATCACGCGCCTCATGCTTGGGGAGGTATGTTTGAGGTAAGTCCTCGCGTAGCTTGGCAAGGTCTTTTTCAAGGTCACGCACCGCGACCCATAACACTCGGGCAAACCAACCGACCACACTAAATGCGATGCCTGCGATCATGTTAATAGTTTCTTGATTCATTGTGCCCTCTTGCGCTGCCGGTAGCGTCTGATTTTAGTTCCTTGCTTTTGGCTTTCAGCCGGATCGCCCGGCGTCGTCATGCTGTGAACTCACAGGTCATCTTGGGGTTCTTCACTCGCTCCCTGGCGCACAGCGCCCAGAACTCACGCTCATCAGCACCAGCGTTCCACCGCTGCAAGGCCACCGCGACCCCGGCAGCAGCGCACAGAGGCGCAAAGGTGCCACCGGACAGGATCGAGAAGATCACGCAGATGTTGTTCGCCGCCGCACCGAGCCAGAAGGAGCCGACAGCGCTCTGCACCGTCTGCTTCTCGCC